CAAGAACAAGAAATGCGTGAAGCGCGTCCGGGTGACAATGCCATTTGGGGCGGCGGAGGCGGCATTAGCATGTCTAATGTTATGGGCGGAAAAGCATACAAGTCTGTTAAAGGGGAATCTGTTAGTCTATTGCCCAGAGATGTAGGAGACTTGCAAGGACCACGCGCCGCAAGTTATATTGCCGATCATGAGGGGTTAAAGATCAAAACATGATTATCCCGTCCGATGCTGATGAGCGAGAGTTTTTCTATTTAGACCTAGCTGAGAAGTGTTACGTTTCGCAAAATGAGCGAAAGGGCGATTATGTTTCCCTGCGTAGCTATTTCTTGTTTGGCTCTGGTCCTGAAGAAAGCCCAGCGCATTATAACAAGATCTACCCGCATATCGACCAGCTTGTGTCATTCCTCTACAGCGCGGACCAAACCCGTTTTTCTATTGCGTTGGGTGCATCAGTCAAAGAAGCGGAACATTCCAAGATCCCCGTCTTGACTCAGGCTCTTAACGACGAATGGTCAAACACCAACGCTGACAACATCTTCAGCATGGCCCTAACGTGGTCACTGGTGTTTGGCTGCACGTTTGTCAAATTGGTGCGTCGCCCTGGCGGCATTACACCGTATATGGTTGAGCCTGGAGCCATTGGCGTGTTGCGCGAGGATGTGCCTTACACGGATCGCCAAGAGGCTTTGTGCCAGACCTACTACATCACCAAATCCGAATTGGCGCGAAACCTATACCGACACCCGCGCCGTGAAGCGTTGATGAAACGCATTACCTCCTCCATCCATGCACCGACCGAGATTCCGAATGCGGTCAACCGCATTATCATGTCGCAGAGCAATCCGACCATTTACGGCAACGTGAACTTGGATTTGTCTGGCGTGAATCGTATGCGTCCTCAAGTTGCCGAGGACACCATCGAAATGCGAGAGTTGTATGTCTACAACGACGAAACGCAAGACTATCAGATTGTCACGATTGCCGACCCCGGCGTTGTAATTTATGACCGCCCGTTGTGGAACGAGGATTCAAACAAGGCAATTTTCTTGAAAGGAGAGTTGCCGTTTGTGCATTTGAATCCCAACCCCCAGTTTGACTACTATTGGGGGCAGTCTGAAGTTTCTCGCCTCATTTATCTGCAAGAAATGCGCAACAAGCGGATGAGTGAGATACTTGATCTGTTGTCCAAGCAAGTAAACCCTCCGACAGCTTTGATGGGCTTTACTGGCATTTTGGATGAAAAGAACTTTGCTCTTAACCGTGCTGGCGGGTTGTTGGCGACCGACATGCCCAATTCAAAGGTTGAGAAACTTGCGCCTGAAATCCCGCAGGACCTTTACAAGGAAATTGGCGAGATTGACGCAATGTTTGCTGAAGCCTCTGGTATCAGCAGCATTCTCTCCGGTCATGGCGAGTCTGGAGTTCGTTCTTCTGGTCACGCTTCGCAGTTGGCGCGGCTTGGGTCTTCCCGTGCGAAGAAGCGCGCTCTTATCGTTGAGGATGCGCTTGAGAAAATGGCGACACTCTATCTGCGGCTGATGCAGATGGACGACGACACGTCTTTCCGCGATGCAAATGGCATGGATTTTATCGCGGAGCAGTTTACTAAGGATTTTGTCGTCAAGGTTGACGCGCATTCCAATAGTCCAATTTTCATGGAAGATTTGCGCACTTTGGCGTTTAATCTGTTCAAGGCAGGCGCGATCGACAAAGAGAGCTTGCTGGATCTTCTGGAGCCTCCAATGAAGCAGTTGTTGAAAGACAAGCTGAAAAAGAACGAGGCAAAAGCAGCCGCGCAACCGCACCATGAAGGCGGTGGCGCAAAATTAAAACAGGTGAAGTAATGGCTGATGAAACTCCTCGTGGCGATCAGCCAAGAATTCAAACTTCCCAGTTGAATGCAGGTAGAGATGGCGCAGGCATTGAATATCGCGTATCCTCTATTCGCACGTCCGCGCCGCGCGCTAATACGCGCCGCTTGGATCGTGAATGAAGGGGGGTGATTTGATGTATCGCGCCATGAAACGTGCTCGCCGTCGCGCTCGCTAAATGACGGTGGCCCAGGGGACGCAACTCAAATTATGAAAGGAGGATTTATTATGGCTAAGGGCCGCAAGCACCGCCGGAAGTAACTAACAGACGGGTTTAGCCCGTTGTTAGTCTCCGATGTCCGCTGAGGGGGACGGACCTCAAATATATTCCCCCTTGTTTTATTATGCCAAAATCTGCTAACGCGGATTCATTATTAACTGGAGCGTAAGGTGTCTGATTCGACTTCTAAGATGATGGAGTTGATGCAAGCGCAGCAATCTGCGCCGGGCGCTGCTATTGGGTCTGACCCCAATGCTCCTCAACCGCCGTCTGCGGCTCCTATGTCAAATCCTGAACCTCGTCTTGGAACGCAGGAATCGGCTCGAATCAATATTGGTTTGGCGATGGATCTTCTTGAGCAATCGCTGCCGGGTCTTGGTGCTGAAAGCGATGAAGGGCAAAAAGTCATGTCGGCTCTTAAGAGCCTGACGGGCATGATGGGTCCGCGCACCGCCAAGACTAACAGCCTCAAGAATGCTGAGATTCTTCAGATGCTGCAAACCCTGCCAAATGCAGGCGGTGGCAGTCCTGAAGCTAGGGCTATGGCGGCTTCTCCGCCGATGCCCGGTGCGCCTCCTGGCGCTCCTCCGCCCATGCCGCCCGGTGGTATGCCCGGTGGTATGCCTCCAATGCCGCCCGGTGGCGGCGCTCCGCCCATGCAAGGATAAGATCATGGAACTTTTCAAGCCGAGGGGCGCTGGTGTCATCCGCCGCCCGACTAGCGACCAGCAGATGCATGGTCCAATCTACAACCCGCCGCGCTACGCGCATCTTGGTGGGCTTTCTTCTGCGTCCAAGACTGGACCGAAGAACAACCTGTCGATCAAGAAGCCCGGCGACGGGCATAAAGTCATCTGAATAGGTTAGGGGACAGACATGCCTTCTCTCGAAGATCTTTCGCCGGAAGCCCGCGATGAACTCGCGGCTTTGGCGCGTCAGCTTGCTGAAAATCCGGCCACTCGCAAAGACTTTTTGCGTCTGACCAAAAAAGCCAAGCCTGACATGACGATCCCGGAAATCGACATTGAAGATCGCACCACGAGTGCGATTGACGCTTCAGACGCCCGTGTTCGTCAGCTTGAAGCTAGGCTTCAGGAAAAAGAGGCTCTTGAAGATCTTGAGCGTCGCCGCACCAACCTTATGAAAAAAGGCATGGTGAAAAGCGAAAGCGAGATCGAGGAAGTGGAGAAGATCATGTTGGAGAAGGGTATTACTTCTCACGAAACCGCAGCGGATTACCATCGCTGGATGCGTGAACAGGCCGCGCCGACTCCCACTTCCTATAACCGGAACGTGATGGACGACACTGCCAAGACTACGCTTTCGGCGTTCTGGAAAAACCCGCAGATGGCTGCAAGGAATGAAGCGGCAAAGGCTTTTAATGAGTTGCGCAAACCCACGCGACCCATTGGCATTTGACGTTTTGTAGGGGACTTAATTTTTTTCGGAGATAAACCATGCCTATTGGTGGTGGCATTCTTCCGGCGACGGGATCAACGCAGTATACCGAGCTGACTTATGTCACGCGGCGTGCGTTTATTCCCAAGCTGGTTGTTCAAATCTACAACTCGACTCCGCTTCTTGCGGCGTTGATTTCAAACAGTCAGGTTGCTTCTGGCGGTGTGTCTTCTGTTACCGTGCCGGTGCAGGGTTCGCAGTTTGTCAACGCGCAATGGTCTGACTACAGCGGTTCGTTCAGCCAGCCGAGCGTCCAGCAAGGCGCGTTCGACGCTGAATTTAACCTAAAGTTGATGATCGCTCCCGTGCCGTTCCTGGGCATGGAAGGTGCGGTTCAGCAGGATCATGCTGTTATTCCGCTCATTGAGGCTCGCATGAACGATGCGACCAACGTGATGATGGATGCGATGGCGACGGCGCTTTACAACAACACGACCAACACGCAGCAGTTTATTGGGCTGCCAGCTGCGGTTGATGATGGCACTGGCACTGCGACTTACGGCAACATCACTCGCTCGACCACTCAGAACACTTGGTGGCGCTCGAAGGTGTATGCGGCTGGTTCGGTGAACCCGACTCGTCAGAACATCTTGCAATACATTTCCGGCACCGTGAAGAATGGCGCTGAAGTTCCGACCTTTGCGGTTTGCGGCTTTGGCACTTGGACACTTCTGGCGCAGGACTATGTTGGTCAGGAGCAGTATGTCATTACGCCGGGTCACGGCTTTGACACTGATGCCAATGGCCCGCAGGCTGCGTTCCGCGCTCTGATGGTTGCCGGCGTTCCGGTTTACCCGGACCCGTATTGCCCTGAAGGCACGGTTTACTTCCTGAACACGAACTATTTGTCGCTCTATATCCATGAGCAGGGTTCGTTTGTGTTTACGGGTTTTGAGTCCACTTTGCCGAATTGGCAAATTGGTTATGTCGGTGCGGTTCTGATGATTGCGGAATTGGTTAACACCAAGCCGCGTTCTATGACCAAAGTCACCGGCTACAACAGCCTTTCGATCTAAGGAGTTAGTCAATGGCACTCGCTCTTAACAAGATCCTCGTCAACAACGTCAGCGCCAACTCGGCGGCGGCGTATTTTCAGCCGGTATCGGTGGCGAATGTTGGCGCGGGCAACTCGACTGCGATGCTTAACTCGCAGTTTGTCCCGGCTGGCATGTATCTCATGCTTCCGTCTGCTAACGTCACCATTGAGGTGAACAACTACACTGGTAGTGCGAATAGCTGGAGCACGCTCCTTGCTAACAACACTGGCGGCGTTCTGTTCTCTGACGGTTTCAACGTCCGCGCGAACGCCGTCACCGGCACTCAGACGGTCACGTTGTTGACGGTGAATGGCGGTCAGGCGGCTTCTGGAACCTTCACTTCCTAAAGGAGTGACCGATGGCTAATCCTGATTCCGTAGGTCAGTTTTACCAAGACGCTTTTGGGTCTTTTCGTGTGTCTTTCTCGCCAGCGACTTCGTTGGCAAGCACTGGCAATGCGGTTGCGACCCTCCCGATTCTTTCGGGCGGCGTTGGTAGCACTGGCTCTTACATCATCCGTCGCATTACGGTGACAAACCCTGCCAACACTGCGGGCGGCACAGTTCCGTCTTTGGCTACTGCCAATGTGACCATCCTCACCAGCAACGACGGTAACACGTCAAACGCGGTGACGACGGCTGCTGGGCAGACGCTAGGTAACGTCACTGCTGCCAATACTTGGCAAGACCTGACGCTTGCCTCCGGTGCGGCCACTACTGCCTACACTGCAAATGCTTTGTTCGTTAAGGTTGGCGTTGCTGTCGCCAATACCTCGGTGAACATTAGCGTTTGGGGCGACGTGGTAAGTTTCTGATGGACAAAGTGTGGGTCACTAATACGGGTTCTGACTTCTTGCAGGGTTCTTGGGACGGGGAAATTTTCAAATTTCCGCCTCAGACCTCTGTTGAAGTTCCTGTAGAAGTGGCCCGCGCTACTTTTGGCTATCAGATTGAAGATAAAGCGCCGTTTTTGACCCGTTTGGGCTGGGTTAAAACGTCAAATGACGTTCCGCAGGGATTGGTGCGCCTTGCTGAGATTCAAATCAGTGAGGATGCGCCTCAGAATCGTCGTTCGTTGTCCCCGGCGACGGTCAATGCTCCCCCTTCAGCCCGTCACAGGGTTGTTGGGGGAGTAAAGACGCTTCACGCCACTCGATAATGAGGAGGGCGCATGTCCACGACGCTTCAAAACTACATTACGCAGTGCCAGAGGCTTCTGCACGACGCTAACGCCAACTTTTATTCGACCAATGAACTGACTGACTACATCAACGAAGCGAGAAATCGCTTGGTGCGCGATACCGGCTGCCTTCGCACCATTCAGATGTTGAATACCGTCACCAGCCAAGAGATCTACACGTTTTCATCAATGCCGCAGGGTGCGCAGACGATGGATATTGTGAACATCAACCTGTATTGGGGCAACAGCCGCGTTCCTTTGCGCTATCTGGCGTGGAGTGATTTCAACGCGCAGCTTCGCTATTGGCAGAACTACATTGGACGCCCAATCGCGTTCACCATGTATGGCACTCAGACCTTTTACCTTGGTCCGGTGCCTGACCAAGTTTATGCAATGGAAATCGACACGGTTATTGAGCCAGTGCCGCTCGTAAACTTGTCGGACGTAGACCCTATTCCCGATCCTTGGACTTCTCCAGTGGCTTACTACGCTTGCCATACTGCCAAATACAAAGAGCAGTCTTACGGCGAGTCCGAGATCTTCAAGAACGAATACATCAAAAAAGTGCAGAACGTGCTTGCTGGCACATTTACGCGCAGGCTGCCTAATCCGTATAGCTCAGGGTATTAACCTATGGCGTCGGCAGAACAGCGCAAACAGTATCTGGTCATCAAAGACTTTAGGGGTATCAATACTCACGCCAATCGCACGGCAATTCCTGAGAACGAATTTTCGTGGCTTGAGAATGCGATGCCTATTGGTTCAGGCAATCTTAAGATTGTCCCGGCTCAGATCTCAGTCACAAACAGCGGCGGCAATGTAGTTACCTGGACCACGGCGACAACTTATTTTACGTCGTCTAATATCAATTTGTCTGACTACTTGCTTTCATTCCAGAGCAACGGCGCAGCTGAGGATTTTAATATCCAAACGGCGACTAAAGGCACTATTGCATCTGCGGGTAAGTTTAGTGGATCGGGATTGCGCTCGGCTCAATGGAAAAATGAGCGTTTGTTGATTCTTGACCCGGCAAACGGGTTGTATAGTTGGAATGGTAATAACGTAGTCGCCATTGGCTCCGTTGGCACGATCGCAATTACCAACCCTGGAACCGGCTATACTAGCGCACCGTCTGTATCTATTAGCGCGCCGAATGACGCAAACGGCGTTCAAGCTACGGCCCAGGTATCGCTTACCGGCACTGCGGTATCTTCCATCACTTTGACTAACGCCGGTTCTGGCTACACAGGGCCGGTAACAGTGACTTTGAGCGGTG